CCCCCGCCCTAATATTTAGAATTCACATTCGTCTACTAATTTTCCTACAAAATAACTGTTTACCCTTTTATTTTTACTAACGTCTAACCATGCCGTTCAACTCTGCTCGCAATTATCTTGCGGAACGTATGATTCGCACTAAACAAGAACTTATGACTTACCAGTCAGAAGATCACAATCCTGATGCCATTCTTGAGAAATCTCAAGACCCTGATTATCGTCGCTACTACGACAATACTCGTTTCGACCCCTCTAATGAGGTCAAACATCGCATCCTTAATAAGGAATACTCCACACTAGTAGAAGCTTATCGTATTAAAAACGATAGAAAACACCAGCCTTATGAATTACATCAGCCTATCCCTGAAGATGCTGCCCCAATTCCTGAATCTCGTGTCCCAGCTCCTGGTCTGAAACTTGTTCCTTTAATGTACCACTATGGTCATATTGTCCATGACCCTGTTGCTTCCGAATCAGATTCCGATGATGATAATACTGCCTCCGAAAGGCCAAGTAAGACATCGATCCCTCATTTTGGATATCCCGTTAATAAACGCATCTATGATGTAATTGTTAATGTATACCCTGAATACTTAAAGGTGATTGGTGAATACTGCCGCCCAATTGGAACTGTTGAGGCTACTTTTGCTGACTTTAACAAGGAACAGATTCCCTCTGCCCCTATTAATATTGAAAGGAAAGAACAAGTGCTAACCCACATTTTCAAATTCCTAGATGCTCAGCCTTACCTACCACTCCATTTTGTTGACACCCAGTTTTGCAAGACCCCTCTTGTTACTGGAACCGGCTATCATAATCGCTATTCTTTTAAACAGAAAGCGCATGCGAAATATTCTCGCCCCGAAGAGTATGCTAAACTACCAACCTCTAAAGGTTATTTTTACAATGCTACTTATGAGAATGCTCGTACCCTGGTCCATTTCATAAAACAGTTTGGATTACCATTCAATCTGCAATATGCTCCTGAAGATGCTGACCCTACCGATGAACAGGTCCAATCCTACATCGACACTGCTAATAGCTTCTTTAATGACTATCCGACGTTATTGTTCACTCGCAACCACATTTCTAAACGTGATGGAACTCTTAAAGTCCGCCCCGTTTATGCTGTTGATGATTTATTTATCATCATTGAGCTTATGCTGACATTCCCATTGACTGTACAAGCTCGTAAACAGTCCTGTTGCATTATGTATGGCTTAGAAACCATTCGTGGTTCCAACCATTACATTGAACGCTTAGCTCGTTCGTATTCGACCTACTTCTCTCTAGATTGGTCCAGTTATGACCAACGCTTACCCCGCGTCATTACTGACATTTATTACACTGACTTCCTCCGAAGATTAATCGTAATTAACCATGGATACCAACCGACCTATGAATACCCCACCTACCCTGACCTTGATGAACACAAACTGTACTCTAGAATGAATAACCTTTTATACTTTCTTCATACATGGTACAATAACATGACTTTCGTTTTATCCGATGGTTATGCCTACCGCCGAACCCATTGCGGTGTACCCTCTGGTCTGTACAATACTCAATACCTTGATTCTTTTGGTAATCTATTCTTAATAATAGATGCCATGCTTGAATTCGGTTTCAGTGAATCTGAAATCGACAATTTTATCCTCCTTGTGTTAGGAGATGATAATACTGGTATGACGGTCATATCAATTGACCGAATCTATGATTTCATCAATTTTCTTGAAAAATACGCTTTAATACGTTACAACATGGTCCTGTCCCCGACCAAATCTGTTTTAACTACATTGCGCTCTAAGATCGAGACCCTAGGTTACCAATGTAACCATGGATCCCCTAAGCGCGATATCTCCAAGCTCGTTGCCCAACTCTGTTATCCAGAGAATGGCCTTAAGCCACATACCATGGCTGCTAGAGCAATTGGAATTGCGTACGCCGCTGCTGGCCAAGATCCAATGTTTCACTCATTTTGCCATGACGTGTATAACTTGTTTAGGTTAGATTACAAACCTGATGCTCGCACTAACTTGAATTTCCAACGCCAAATTTACCATAATCTTGAAGACGGAATTCCTGATCTTGCAACACCAGTTGTGCCACCATTCCCTTCATTATATGAAGTACGCCATATGTACTCCAAGTACCAAGGCCCACTTTCGTATGCTCCAAAATGGAACTACGCTCACTTCATCAATGACCCGGATGTTACGCCACCCTCTCCCAAAACTATGCGTGACTACGAAATTGAGAACGATCTC